CCATACCCCAAACATACCCCAGGGGGGGCCTCAAACCGACCACGACCCTGACCCACAAGCCGGGCGGGACGGTCTGCTCGCTCAGAAATTTCTTAACAAGAAACCCAAGACGATACTCCTCGCTCAGAAATTTCTTACCAAGAAACCTAGGCTCTTACTAAGAGCCCCTCCCGTTGTTCGGGGCCATCCTCCGCTCTTAGTTCTTCTTAGACTCCTAGTCCGAGGAGTTAAGAGGTTGGATTCTCGTTAAAAGAATCCGAATCCGGTCCAAGAAAGAGCCTATCCAAATCCGGTCCAAGAGGGAGCCTATATCGGACTCCGGAACTAAGGAATTAGAATGGCATGTTCTGGACTGCTTTGTCGTTGATTTCGCCTGGTGAGACCCAGACTTTGCCGCATTTCACGCAGAGGGGGCCCATGAAGTTCAGGTTGCCAACTCCGTTGGGATTCTGCTTGGTGACTTGGTATCTGCGGCTCTTGTGTCCGCAGGTGCAGCCAGGGATCCTCGCGCATGGCGGGTCATGGGTTCCACACTCGCAAGGCTGGCCGCAGGCTTGGCCTACGTTACTTCTCTTCTTTCGCGGCATCCCGTTCTCCTTCCGAGCTGCGTTTCAGTTCCTTCCACTCAGGCTCCCTGAGGGACTTGAGGATGGCCTTAGCCTTCCCCCAGAAGGCCTCGTTCCTGATGAATCCCTTCTCCTTGGGCTTGAGCTTGGGCTCCTTGTAGGCCTGGGTCGAGCCGGCTGCCAGGACTGCATTCGACTGTCCGCAGTCGCAGACCCAGATGGATTTCTCGTAGGCGGTGGCGGAGACCTGGCACTTGGTGCATTGTACGACGACGATCTTGGCCTGGCGTTTTGTGGCCATATGCTATACTCCCTTCGATGGCGTCGTTCCCGCGACGCCTGATCCTGTGGGGATCCAGTTGTCTGTCCGTACCTCGTACCGCCCTGACCCACCCTCCCGGGTCAGGGCTTTTTTGTCCTACTGGTTGATGACTCTGCCGCAGTCTGGGCATCTGAGGCCAAGGGTTCCTTCCATCGGCTTCATTTTGACGTGGAATCCAGGCTTCTTGGGACACTTCAGGTGGTAAACGTCCGTGACGCGGCCATTGTGCTCTACGGTCCAGAACTCGGCTGGGGCGTGAATGTCACCGACCCTTACTGCCATGCTATGATTCTCCTATGGTGCCAGCCTTCTGAGGCTGGCTTCTTCGAGCCCAGGAGGGCAAGATGAAAAAGCAGGCTACCCTTGAGCGGTTCCAGCGGATGGCGCCTGCCTGCCAGGATATCCTGGATGCGTTCATTGAGCGAGAGCAGGAGGTTGAATGCCCTCACTGCAGAGAGACATTCCAGACGAAACTCCCGGACGCCCTGAGCCTGAAGGCGGCCCTGGGGGCTCTGGACCGGGGTGGCTTTGGCCCGACCCAGAAGCACATCCACCGCCAGGAGGCCCTGCCGGAGACTCCAGCGGAGAGCCTTCAGGGCCTGATAGGGGATCTCCTGCCGCTTCCATACCGGGACAGACTTTCGATAGCCCAGGGGCTCTTGCCCGAGCACGCTCCCGTGTCACCGTCGCGACAGCAACTGCACTCTGGGAGTCATGGCGAGAGCCAGGTGGTCGATTCAAGCTAGCCCGGGACTTCCTGTTCACTTACGACGCTAAGGGCAACAAGAAGCTCCGCCGGCCAGTCTGTGACGACCCCTACGCCGCTGCCCTGATTGAGCTGTACTTCTCGGAGTTCGAGCGTCCCGAGGAGACCTGGCTGCACAAGGTCCGCCAAACCCTGGCGTCGTGGTCGGTTTCGACCTTCGCTGCCACTTCGATGCTGGCGATCCCAGGGTTCCGTGGCGCCGCCCAGTCCCGCTCCGAGGTCGTCTCCATGGAGCTGGTCAGGCGCGTCAGGTACCAGCTGGACAACCTGAAGCCCCCTCTCTGTGATGCCGTGGTGATTGAGAAGCCCCACCCTGCCGGCGGTGTTCGGGTGCTGACGGTCTACGGGAAGCCGGTAGAGTCAGTCTTCATGGCCTTAGCTGAGGGCGAGGACAAGTGGAGATTTGAGCAGCTTACCCTTGGAATCCTGGACGAGGCAGCGTACAATCGACAAGCAGCAGGCAGTTACGCTTCTGCGCTGGCCTGCGTCGAGGGCGGTGGGAAGCTCATCGTCATCTCGACAGGGAAGTTTTCGACATGGTTCAACCGAGAGATGATCGCGATGATGAAAAGGGAACAGCTGTCCACCGCTGCACTGTAGGCGACATCTTGCCGCCAGAGGCGTACTGGCCGCTGGCCGATGTCGTCACCGACATCGACCGTGTGACTGGCACCATCACGGTAGGCCGGGGCGTGACAGGACACACCGTCGCTGACGATGACTACATCGTCACGAGCACGCCTAATGGCTGACCAGTGGACTCGTCGCCTGGATATCAGCCTCCGCATTGGCGGTGGGCCCCCGAGGCGCTTGCTGGAGCGGGTCGATAAGGCCATCGGGCACTTCGCACCCAACGTGGTTCACCTCCGGGCCGGCGAGATGGCCGTACCTGTCGAGGTGGTCCACACGGGCTCTCCTGACTCCCCGCTGCCGTCTTACCACATTGTTACCTGCTCCAGGCCGGGTGTTGTGGCTCGTATATGCGGGCAGAATACTCACGAGCAGGTAAAGTCTTCGGGGTTTCTCTGTGACGCTGCCAGCCAGATCCTTGGCGACGTGGATGCTGGGGAGGACCCGTTTATCCAGGATGGGTCTACAACTCCATGCTTCAAGGCTGGCGGCTCCTGGCTCAACATGGATGTGACAGCTTCTGCTGTGGGCTATCAGAACATCCGCGCCAATGCTGAGTACGATAATGTGGCAGGTGGGTTTAACTCTCCTGGCGGAAAGATCATCTCATTCGGCGTTCCTGGGGGTGGCCTTGTCGTCGGTTCAGCCAAGTACATCGCAGGCTGGTCTGCTCTCGGTGGCGACTGGACGGGCTCTTCGGGCCGTTACGGCAACTGGAACCTCGGTGAGCGCAAGGACGGAAAGATCCTTCAGTTCTGGCTCCAGCCTGGTTCCGGAGCCGGTATAACCCCAGACTCGGTGAAGGTCTATTTCTCGTCTTACCACTCGCTGGCCATCGGCATCACCGAGGACGTAAACGATCTTAGTCTCGTGGAGGACACCCCCAAGGCTCCGTACTTCTGGTGTGACATCACGTCCAGGATGGACTTTGCTGCTCCGACTAACTACTGGACTCCGATTAGACTGGAAAAGCGGGACTTCTCCGAGACCTTGGGCTTTGCCAATATCGTGCCCGAATGGAACTCGATCTCGTCGTACATGATCTACTTGGACTACACGACGGAGGGCGTTGGTATCCGCACCTACGGCCACTCAGGGCTCTGGTTTGGCGACCCACCCGAGTCCTACGTCTGGCCTGTGACGATTCTCTCGGCTCAGCATGCGAACCCCCCGGTCATCATCTCGCTGGACGCACCAGCTAACGAGGACGCTGACGTCCATGTCTTCTCCACGGTGAAGCTGTGAGCAAGAATCCACGCGAGCCGTTTGCCATCAGATTTCTTCCGGATGAGCTGAGTCTAATACGGAAGGCGGCCATACTCCGTGGTCTTCCCTGGACTAAGTATGTACGGGTGGAGGCGATGAAGGCTGCTGCCGAAGTCGTGGCAATGCACGATGGAAGGCGCGATAGCAGGAAGAACGATGAGCGAAACCGCTGAACTCATCATCAGGCAGAACGTCTCCCCGGAGATTGACCAGCGCCTGCCCGACGCTCTTACCACCATCATCGTCAAGGGCACCCTCAGGCGTCGGGCCATCCAGTGGTCGGGTGTCGTGGCTGCGGTCCCCCAGAAGGTGGCGGAGCTGACGGACGTGCAGGGTGAGACGATTCTCATTCTCGTAGACGACACGGACCCGCCGGCCATCCGGGCTGCCTGGCTGGGTCATTCCTTCATGGCCGTGAGTGGTGTGAGTAGCATTTTCTGGAGGCCTACGACCGCCGCCGTTGTCGGTCACATGCGCCCCGAGGTCGCGTACCAGGAGTCCGAGGTAGTGCCGCTGGCCTTCAAGGGGCCTGACGGGCTGTACCCGGGCGCAGGCACGGATCGCCCGGTCATCTACGGGTTGAGCGTCTTCTCGGCCCCGTGGATCTCTGGCCGTTCCGAGATTTGGCTCGATGTCGGTACCTGGCGCATGGTCTTCCTGGAGTTTGAGCCCGGCACCGTTGAGCTACAGGTGCTGCATGAATAAGATAGGCGACATCTGCCCGGAGCCGCTTGTGACCATGAACATCATCAACAAGTACCTGAAGTCCGTCCAGCCGCAGCTGATCAGGCAGTTCGAGGAGTCCATGGCGGCCTACAAGGTCTACCAGGCCCTGAAAGAGGAGAAGGAATGCCCTACGTAGGTGAGTACCTCGATAGCTTTGCTGACGCCGATGCTGTGGGCGATGCGTCGAAGTGGATTTACGTCGCCAATCAGCCGGTGAACGTCTACATGACTACCACTGCGGGGCCGGCCGCCTTCAATGGCACTATCACTCTCCAGGGGGCCATGAGCAATGGTCCCGACGAGGAAGGCCTCAATATGGCCGCCGTCACGGCTGGGACCATGACGGGCAATCAGCAGGTGAACTCCTGCGTGCCCTTCGTGCGTCTGAAGATCACGGCCAGGACCAGCGGTACCATCCTGAAGTCCTGGATCCTGTCTCGCTCCACGGGTAAGTAGTGGCCAGCCCGTCGCTGCTTGATGGCGCTGTCCGCGTCATCTATGACGAGCTGACGGATAGGCGCATCCTCCAGATAAACCGGGAAGCCCTCGGTCCAGCTGTCTCCAAGCGCATCACGGACCAGGAGCCCAAGTACCGCGAGGGTGGCCAGTACCCGACATACCTGGCTGACTACTGCCTCTCCCTGACGGCCCAGCCCGGGGATACCATCTTCAAGTCCTTCGGGGAGCACAACATAGGCGATGTCACCCCGCGCCCGGACATCTACCCTCAGGTCCTGTCCTTCGACTTTGGCTTCGCTCCTGACCCTACCTGCATCCTGGCTGGTCAGATAACCCCTACTCAGGTCCAGATCTACTATGAGCACTACCTTGCTGGGGCTACGGCTCGTGTCCATAAGTCCAGGCTGGTACAGGGGTTGAGTCAGTGGCCGTGCTTCATGGCTTCGCGTGGCAAGCGCCTGACGGTGGGTGAGGTCTGTTCAGTGCCTGACAACTTCTTTGCAGACTTCACGGCTGTAGGAGACCCCTCGGGTGCCGGGTACAAAGCCGAGTACGCTGAGCCTCCCTGGCCTATCGGCATTGTCCATCCGTCACAGGACAAGGGTTGGCGTGACAGGGAGGGCTCCGAGAGCATCGTTGATGGCTTGCTGCGACCGCTAAAGCGTTGCTGTCACCGCATTTGGCCTGATGATATGGCCAAGTGCGATGAATGCAAGAAGCCTGTCAAGGCTATGCCTGGGCTTCTCATCGGACGTAACTGCCGTCACCTGATTGAGGAGTTTCCTGCCCAGGTGGTGGACGAGATGAACCGAAGGCCCAAGGGGATCCCCGACCACTCGGTCGATGCCATGCTGTACTTCGGCCGGTACGCCCTGGGCATGCGGGTCATGAAGGAGCCGGAGTCTAAGTCCAGGCCCTGGTGGCTCCCGGCACTGGAAGCTGAGGTCGGAGACACTGAGGAGAAAGAGTTTTACGGAAACAATGCTGCTGTGGTACGATTCTTCCGATGAGGTACCAGGCATGGATTACATTCCGCTGATTGCCGTGGCGCTTGTCGCCCTTGGCGGCCTCGCTGCCGTCGTTGTCATCTCCGTCCACTACCAGCGCTCAGCCGAGCGCCTGGTCACACGAGCCCTCTCTTCAGAGAAGACCTTCTCTCCTGGTAAGGAACTTCAGCCACACCTTGAAAGTGTGATGCCTGAGACGGAGTTCCAGGCCTTCGAGCGGGAGCAGAAGCGGCAGGCAGAGTGGGAGGCACATCTCACGGGGGCTAAGCTCTGATGGCTGATGCACATCGAGAGAAGATAGACGCCGGCCAGGCCGCGCTCAGCACTGCGCTCTACGCCATGGACCTCAAGGTGGACAGCGCTCCGAAGAACAAGATTGTCGATGTAGTCAAGGAGCTGGTGAAGCAGTCCAAGGATGCCAAGGACGAGTTCTGGGTGCCTCGCTGGCTACAGTCTCTCTACTTCGTGCTCGGACATCAGCATATCTTCTGGTCCTCGGGTCGCAGGCGCTGGTTCCCGATGCTACTCACGGCTGACAAGCGCATCACCGTGAACATGATCAAGAGCCGCTGGCTCAACGACGCAGCTCGGCTCGGGCGCTCCATGCCCACGTTCCAGGTCATTCCGACAGTGCCGGCAGTCGATGCCCGTGAGCAGGCCCGGGTAGGCCTCCGGGTGTTGAAGGACCTCCACCGCCGCACAGACATGACGCGCAAGCGGGCTCTTGCTGACATGCAGAGAGCGCTGTTCGGGACGGTGTTCATGAAGAGCGGCTGGGACGACCAGGCCGACCCGCAGCCTCCGGCGCCCATGATGGCGCTGGGGCTCGATGGGCAGCCCATCATGAACGACGCAGGGCAGCCCGAGATCCTGATGGACGGCAAGGGCCGGGTCAAGATGCAGCCGCAGGAGCCGGCAGGAGACATCGGTGTCTCGCTGAGGAGTGTCTTCGACATCCATGCTCCGGTCTCAGCTATCACCCCGTTCCCACGTGACTGGCCCTGGATCGCAGAGAAGGTGGCGGTCCCGGTTGGTGAAATCCTACTCCGGTGGGACGCTGAGGTAGCTCCCGACGAGAAAGCCGTTGACATCACGCAGCAGCTGAACCTCGACCTGGGGCGCTACTTCTCCCGGGGCGATCAGGTCTTTGGGGACACTCGCTCGGCTGACACAGCCTGGGTCATCGAGTACCACGAGGCCCCGAGCAACACCGAGGGGTTCGAGATGGGACGGCGCATCATTATTGCTGGCGACCAGCTCGTGGTGAACGAACCTGGCGAGCTGCCTGACGGCCGCATACCCTACCATTCTTTCCCGGTCATACCGATTCCGCTCACGCCCTGGGCTGACTGTTTTATCCCAGAGGAGCTTGAGCCCCAGATGGCCTACAACCGCGCTCGCGGCCATCTGGACCGCGCTCGCTCCAGGCTGGCCCACCCGCATATGTTCTCCCATGTGGGGGCCATCGCGGGTGATCAGGTCACTGAGGGTGGCCGGTACCTGGAGATCAACCCCGGAAGAGAGTTCCCGGTGATTCCTGAGCTGCCTGGCATATCGTCTGCTGTCGTAGCAGAACTCAGGGCGTCCAAGGAAGACATCGACTCCGCAGCCAGCCAGTACTCCATGTCCAGGGGCGAGCCGCTCGGTGCCTCTCCCAATCCCGTCGGAACCGTGGAGCTGATGCAGCAGGCCGATTTGACTGACCTGTCCTTTGGCATTCAGCTGGGGGCCCAGGCGATGGCGGACTTGGGAGAGGACTTGCTCGACCTGGCCAGGCACCACTACGACAAGACTCGCATCGGGTTCCTGGTGGGCGAGGGAGAGGACCCGGATATCTTCGAGTACTCGCGCTCCGACATGAGCCCTGGGCTCAAGGTTGTTGTACAGGAAGGCTCGGAGATGCCGCAGATGAAGGAAGGTCTGAGGGCTCAGTTGTCGGAGGTACTCAAGTCAGGTATCTTCACTCCCATGATGCAGGATCCCAGATTTGTCGAGAAGATTCTCGACCTCTACGAGATGCCTGCCCCGGATGACCTGGCGTCCCTGACGACCCTCGATACCAAGGTACAGGAAAGGGAGACTCGCCGCATTCTGGCCGGTGAGGGTGGAGTTCCGCAGCAGCCGCAGGCGCAGCCTGGTACCGTGGGACTTGCCGCGGCTCCGATGCCCGACATGAGCCAGGTCTTCCCCATCAACGAGACCGACGATGACCAGGCACACCTTCAAAGTGTGGACAGGCGCACCAAGTACGCCGACTGGAAGGACGTACCGCCAGACAGGCAGGGAGCCTTGATGGCACACAGAGGGCTGCACATTCAGAGGCTCCAGCAGCAGATGATGCAGCAAATGCAGATGCAGGCTCAGATGGCCGCGGCCCAGCCGCAGGGCGGAAAGCCTCCGGGCGAAGGAGACGGCAATGCCTGATATCAGAGACCTACTCGCTCAGTACAAGCAGGCCAGGCGTGGCGAGGACCACGGAACTGCGACTGACCTACTCGACCAGATCAGGCTGTCCCGTAGTGGCGGTCGATCCCCGCAGCCGGCCGGAGTGGAGCCTGCTCCATCTCCCGGGGGCATAGGTGCCTTCGAGTCCGACACGGGTGCGCCGGCTCCGTTTCCTTCTCCCATGCATGCCGGCCTCGCTGCGATGGGCCCTCAGGGGTTCGATCCTCCGCCATCCGTGCCGATGCCGATGTCTGGGCAGTACGGCATGGACCTCGCGCAGGGGCCGCAGCCACCCGGACCACCCGGGTCTAGCATCCAGGGCATGAGCTTCGAGCAGCCAGGTGGCGTGAACCCACTTCTTCAGGATCTCGCTCGCAAGTACTTGATGGGGGGCGAAGGCGAAGAGCAGGCTCAGGCGCCTCAGGCGCCTCAGCTCGTACAGCAGAATCGAGACCCAAGGAGGGTGAGGTAGCTATGCCCAGCAAGACCGCTCGACAGCGTAGGGCTATGGCCGCAGCAGCCAATGGCAAGTCCACTCTCGGCATCCCGAAAAAAGTAGGTAAGGAATTCGTCAGAGCTGGCGCCCCGAACACGTCTGGTGGTGCTGGCGGTCATGGCGGCGGTGGTGGGGCGATACTGACTGGTGCGACGAGCAAGGCCTTCAGGCGCAAGGCTGCGAACAAGGCCAGGCAGCTCTCTGGGAGGAAGTAGTCATGCCGCAATCACTGGATAGTCTGCTTGCGGAGTACAAGAACGCCAGGCGTTCTGGCGACAGCCTGCGTGCAGCCAAGATGCTGGGCATGATCCGCCGGGTCAAGCGCGGTGGCGAAGTCGGGTCTGCCAGGCGTGGGGATGACCTCGGTGCGTATGCGGCCCGCATCAAGCGAGAGGGGAAACCCGAGCAGCTGGCGGGTACCGTCTTCGAGATACCGAGGGCTGATGCGGAGCCGATATCCGAGGCTCCCATCGTCAGGGACATTCCACCCTGGGAGTCTCAGCCGCTTGGCCCCACCCCAGAGCGTCAGCCCCAGCAGGCTCCTACTGTCGCGAACGTGCCCGAGTGGGGTGGGAAGCAGGGTCCGCTGGAGGACTTGCTGCCAGCCCCAGAGGAAGACCTGCAGATGCTGATGGACCAGGACATGACGGTCACAGCCCAGGGCATGCCACCGACACCGCCAACGTCGATGGACGAGCGAGTGACCACTGCCATGCCCGTGGGTGATGAAGTCGCTGCCATCCAGAGGTTCCGTGACTCCATCATGCAGCGGGAGAGCGGTGGGGATCAGTACGCTCTTGGCCAGGAGATCCAGTCTGGTCCGATGGCGGGCCAGCAGGCCATGGGCATGTACCAGTTTATGCCGTCTACGCTCCAGGATCTGGTCCAGCGCATGGTGGGCTACGAGGACGCGAGGGGTCTTGAGCCCGAGCAGCTGCAGCAGGAATTCCTGGCTGACAACCTGTTCCAGGAAGACGCCATGGACGCTCTCATGGGCGAGAACGCCCAGACGCTCGGGACTACTGACCCTGCGGCTCTTGCCGCGGCTCACTACGGAGGACCGGGCGCAGCCCAGCAGTATCTCGACTCCGGGCAGGCGTCTCAGGACCCGTCCATGAGCACCGGAACAGCGTTTCCTTCGGTCGCTGACTATATCGGAGACTTCGCCGGAGGTCAAGATATGGGCTTGAATGTCGATGACTTGCTTAGCATCCTGGCAAGCGGCCGACACCGGAGATAGTTGACACTGTGTTCATAAGGGGTTACGGTAATCCCGTGAGGTCATATGCCTGACGAATCCGAAGAAACAGCTCCAGTCGAGGGCGAAGAGCCAGCGGCACAGGAGCAACCCGCCGAGCCGGCACAGCCTGCCGGCCCGGATTACGGACCCACGTTCTCCCGTTACCAGCAAGCGGGGCTTGACCTGGAGAACATGGATCCCGCAGCACTGGCCCAGGCCCACGCCCTGCATACCCGCGTGCAGGGCAAGCGCGTCTTCACTGAGGACGAGCTGCCGGCCCGGTTCCAGGAATACGTGCTTAGCCTGCCTCATTCTCCGCAGGGTAAGCAGGTGCTTGAGCGGCTCAAGCCGTTTCTCGGTCGGCGGCAGGCCACCGTCGGAGATGTCGGTGATCCTGAAAGCCCGGAGCAGCTACAGATAGCGCAGCTTCGGGAGCAATATCAGCAGCTGCAGCAAGGGCAGCAGACGCTGATGCAGGCTCGGGACCAGATTCTGGCCGAGCGTGAGGCCGAGAGACAGTACAAAGCCACTGAGCAGCATCTGCATACCGTTATTGGTGGAATGCCTGGGGCTCGCGAGCTTCCTCGTTTAAGGAAGGACTTCTGGCGAGATGTCGCCGCCGGACTTGTGCCCGAGACAGCATTGAACGCTGCGGGTATCAAGGCCTGGGTGCGGCAGTACCTGTCCGAGGTCCAAGCTGCGAGCCCTCAGCCTGCACGGCGTCCAGCCCCATCGGCGCGAGCCAGGGGTGGAAAGGCCAAGAACAAAGAGGTCGAAGAACTTGACCTCGATGATGTTACGGACTTTCTGGCCGAGCAGAAGTGGGGGGTCGAATAGGATGGCTCTCCTATGGCAACCATCGGTGACATCACCACGAGAACCGCGCTCAATGCGTACCTGAAGGTTCTCCAGAAAAAGCTCACCAAGCAGTTCAGCGACGCTACCGTCCTGTACTCCGCGGTCAAGAAGCGTACTGGCCGCGAAGTCGCAGGGGGCCGCGAAGTCGAGCTGCCCATGCACATCTGGCCCAACCGGCAGATCGCCGGTACCCGTGGCGATGCTGGGTCCTGGTCCAAGGGCTCGGTCGGCAAGCGGGCGTATGCCAAAGTAGAGGTGTACAACCACAACACCACGGGCTCGTTCGGCCGCCTGGCTGAACTCAAGACCAAGCAGGACATGCAGAGCCTGCAGTCTGTGGTCGAAGCGACTGTCGAAGACATTCGCATCGGCTTCCCGATGGCCCTCAACAAGCTGCTGTTCCTTGACGGCACGGGCATTCTGGCCCGGGTCAGCTCCACCACCCTGGGCACCCTCAAGTTCAAGGTCCACGCCGAGCTGGGCGCCAACTCGGGTTCGACCTGGGGCACGCGCTACCTCGAAGAGGGGATGTGGTTCAACGCCACCGATGACAAGACGGACACGGATCCCATCAGGACCGTGGACGCTCAGATCATCGACGTGAACACGGGTACTCGCGAGTTCACCTGCGAGGGCAACCTGGCTGGCCTCGTAGCCGATGACTACATCGTGCTGCAGGACGGTCTCAACCGCGTGACCAACGGTCTGTGTGGCGGCATCGGTGATGGCACCACAGCGCCTGACTTCGGGGCTACCTACCTGAACATCCTCCGCACGGGAGCTGGCAACAGCTACTGGCAGGGCGATGTGAAGTCAAGTCTCGGTGCAGCCTCTATCGAAGAGGAAATCATCCTGGCCCTTACCCGTGTCCAGAAGGGCATCGGCAAGGCGCCCAAGATGGCCATCTGCCCCTTCGAGGTCTACAACCAGATTTTCATCCAGGCCAAGTCCGACACCTCCAGGCAGTTCGTCGTGTCCGTCGGAAAGAAGGGCACGTCCTACGCGATGGGCTTCGACTCCGTGAGCGTCTCCACGCCGCACGGGGCCATCGAAATCTATGGGGAGAGGGACTGCCCGACGCAGACCATGTTCCTCATCGATCCCTCTGACTGGGTTTTTGCCCAGGTCAATGAGCCCGGCTGGTACAAGGACTCGAACGGTTCCATGTACCATGACGTTGGCGGCACCTACGGCGTGTCGGTCAACTACCATTGGGTCATGAACTTCGTCTGCCGGACCCCCCGCGGTCAGTCTCGTCTGAACGAGCTTCCGCAGGCCACGTAAGGAGGTAGCATGAATAGCGCACGGCGTGACTCTCGCACCGCATGCGAGTACGAGTTCGACTGGATCGGTTCCGGCAACATGACTTTCATTCACAACTTCGCGCTTCCCCTGAGGCACAACAGGTACGCCTGTTCCGTCCAGATCCTTGTGGGCTCTGCCCACGTCGTTTCTCTCGGGACCAACAGCTTCGTGATCGACGCCGATGACACGTCCGCCGGTCGTGGTCTCTTCAAGGCCGACGTGAAGGTCAACGACTTCGGAGAAGCCGTCTAGCAGGAGTGAGCCAATGGCGTGCCGGATGAGACCATACCCGGAGTTCGTCCGCGAACTGGGATACATCTTCACGAACCCGTTCGAGATTGACTGGGACCACGAGAGCGGCCAGTTCAGATTGTTCGAGATCGCGAAGGGAAAGTCCTACTTGGTACTGGGCTACTACCCTTTCGAGCAGCACCGGGGCACGCTAAGGCTTCTCCAAATGAACAACCTGTGGAACGAGGACAACTGGGCCAGGGTTCAGGCCAAGAGCTTGCAGCGCAGGCTCGAAATGGACCGTAAGTACCGTAGCACCACGAATGAGGCGAAGGAGCGTGTGGCCGAGATAGCTCACGCTTCGTCTTTCGCCAAGTCCGCGGGCTCCGGTAAGGCCCAAGACAAGTCCTGGGGCGAGGGCTTCGTGAAGGACATAGAGAGAGATGGCTAACCCGGCGCTCGGGGATCTCATGGACAGGGCCCGTGGCGTCCTGAATGAGGCTTCTGCCAACGCCTGGCCAGACACAGATATGGTTCTCCTGGGGTTCCTCGCTACCGGACTCCAGGAGGCCCATGCCCTGATGAAGATCAAGGTGGGTGGTGGTCTCCCGCCAGACGACAGTCCGTACTGGCGGAATTTCCTGGCCTCGGCCGTCGTGACCGTGGCCACCGACACGTCCGAGAAGGAGCTGCCGGCAGACTGCGATATCGTCAAGAGCGTCATCGACGCCGCGACTAACGAGGCCCTGGTCCCGTATGCCTTCCGCGACGAGCAGATGCTGAAGAGGGGTCGCAAGCTGGGTGTCGTCGGCGGTCAGGGGTACTACACCTACGCTCCCGACCTCAAGCTCAGGGTGCTGGTGTGGCCCGGGTCCGAAGGCGTGCCGCAGGCCAACAGGGACCTGACGGTCTGGTACTACAAGATGATGCCCCGGTACACCGCCAAAGTTGATGTCTGTATCTTGCCCGACGAGTTCACCGATGCAGCCGTGAACTTTGGCATCGCCAAGGGTCTGGCGCGGTTCCGCGATTCTCCGGTTGAGTTCTTTCAGGCCTTCAGGGCCAGTGTGGAGTCAATGCAGTGACGCTCAGGGAACTGACCTACTTCATTCAACTCCAGTCCGGCATCAAGGCCACTGTGGGGGCTACGTCCAGCACGTCCACGCACACGCCCCCGGAGATCGTAGCTGCCCTGGGCTGGGCTTTGGATGCGCTCTCCACTGAGGCCGCCAAGGCGTCAGGTCCTCGTATGCTGTACGAGTTCAGGATGGACATCATTCTGGACCAAGGAGAGTACCCGCTCCCGGACGAGATCAGGACAATCAAGGAGGTCTGGCACGATGGGTTCAGCCCACCGCAAGGATACTCACGGATACCGTACACGGGACAGAGTTTCTTGGAGACGGATGCGGTCTATGCTCCGGCGGCAACGCAAGCCGGATACGGATACTGGCAAACCCACCGAAAGATCCACCTCAGGCCGCTCCCCTCAAAAACAGAGTCAGCGAAACTCCGAATAGCTGCCTACGCCAGGCCCCCGATCCCGCGCCACATGGACGATGAGGTGGCCATTCCGTTCGAGGCAGAGCGCTGGGTGATCGCAAAGGCGGCCAGCCTGCTTCTGCCACCACCGGAGGCGGGAGTGGCTCAGGCTCTGATGCTGCAGCTGGAATCGGCCCACGGGGATTTGGAGATGTGGTTATGGAGACACTCGGCAGGCGTGCCACCGGCGCCACTAGAGGACGGGTCACTCATCTGAGGCCGGCTTCAGGCCTGGGCTATGGCCGGGCCAAGAGGTCCGGCGTGTCGTTCGCCGGCATCGAGCTGGACCTGGCCCCGTGGGAATCACTCGTTCTCCCTGAGCCCATTGCCGAGGACATAGAGGAACGTACTGACGGTGGCCTGAATCACACTTTGAAAGTGTCCCTCGGTGGCAGGCGTATTTTCCCCTACCAGATCAGAGCGAGGATTACATGCCCCTGAGACCTGCGGAGCGTGCCGAGCAGTCTCTGGTTATCATGGGCTGTGGTGGCGGACTCCAGGTCGACAGGCCCTACGTCTTCGTAAAGCCTTCTGAGGCCATCCTTCTCCAGGATTGCACCGTCAGGGTTGGCGTGGTGGAGAAGGCTCTGGGCTGCGCTCAGCTCGGAGACCAGATAGGTGGCAGCCCCACGAACTACGGGCTGTTCCAGTTCAAGCGCATGGACGCTGCCGGCGCCATCACCAGGCAGGAGCTGTCCATCTGGGCTACCACGCTCTACGAGCGGGTCGGTGCCAACTGGACTAACCGTGGGACCGTCTCGGGTAGTCGTCACGCTACTGCTGTCCAGTACGGAAACCGTCTGTTCATTTCTAATGGCTCCGCTGATCCGCTCGTCTGGGACGGTACCACGCTCCAGGAGGTCAACTGCGCTGTGCCGCCTACGCCGTCGGCAAACGCGGACCCGGAGGACATAGATGCCGATGGTGTGCTGGTAACTGGCGACATCATCAGCATCGGTGCCATCTACTACGATCCCGTGAACGGAGATGTCTCGAATGCATCGGATATATTCGTTTACAGGGAAGACACGGGCGGGTTCATTGGCGCGGGCGGCGATAACGTCATCAAGATAGACATCGCTGCTCAGGGTGGGCTGCCCGCCAGGTTCACCAAGGTCCGTCTCTACAGGAGCCGCCCCGGAATCTCTGACCTGCTGTACGAGTCCGAGATCGACTTTGATACGCCGGGGGACAACACCACCGCCATCACCGATGCCACCATCGGCGCCGTAGCTGACACTGCCCTGGGTGCCCTGCTTGAGTACGACAACCAGGACATGCCGAAGTACCAGATACTGTGGGCCTACGATGACCGTATCTTCGGGACCTATGACCCGGACAACCAGACTGAGGTTGGCTGGTCAAAGAACGATTCCAGGCCCACTGCATGGCCTTTGAGTTCTAACCGCATGGAGCTGGACAAGCAGGACGGGTTCCCCGTCACAGGCCTCCGTGAGTACGCCGGCAGACTTTATGCCTTCAAGAAGTACAAGGCCTACTTGATTTCCGGGGATCCGCAGGCTCAGTACTCGAACAAGCCTCTTCCAGCCTCGCTCGGGCTCGTGTGCCACTGGGCTTGCGACATAGCCAAGAACTACCTCTGGGGCCTCGGCATCGGGTCGCTCTGGCGTTTCGACGGCTCGGGCTTCGAGATCGTTTCCAAGAATCGTTTTGCCTCATTGCTCGTTCCCGCCCAGACGAAAGCCGCAGCTGACCCAGTGTACCTCGTCCATGACCCGAACGAGGAGCGAGGCGAGCTGCTCATCGGTCTGTCTGTCCAGGATGCGCCCACTGGCACTGGCTATATGTACAACATCGACATGAATGGACTTACCGAGGTCCGGCACCTGAACCGCCGGTTGGCCGTGTTTGAACGCTCCGATGGCGTTCCGTGGATTGTCGGGGGCGTGGACGACGGGACGGCGGAGGAGTTCTTTGTAAACTCAGGTGACGTTCCCTATACGACCAAGGTTGGGATTGCGTTTTCGCAGGAGTTCAGGACTGGGGCCATAGACCCTGACCCGAAAATAGGGCACAAGGTATTCATCAGGGTTGACTTCATGTTCAGGGTGCCGACTACGGGCCAGCCTGACGACACCTGGACATACGGGGTCTACTACGATGAGAACATAGCTGGGGCCACCGAGACAGGCACCGTCGGCCCGTTCGGCGCTGCCACGAAGGAGACAACCATATTTCCGGTGCGTCTGAAGGGTGAGATCAGGAAGTCCATTTCACTGTCTTTGGCGTCCAGCGTGGCCAATAAATACGCCTTTCGCCTGGCCGGCATCAGGATTGTCTGGAAGCCTGCCGGGGACATCTTTGCATTGTGAGCATTCCCCGACTGAACAGAAACATCCTGACGCCTGGCCTGGTCGGTGATGACAAGCGCGAGCGCGAGCGCCAAGCTGTGGAGCTAAACCACCAGCTGGATGAGCTGTACAGTTGGGTTGCTGCCATAGCTGGGGCTGGGGTCACTGGTGAGCTGGCATCCGGTGGTGGACCGTTCGTGGTTCACGGAGACACTTTGCCTGACGGATTGCCAGAAGCCCTGCTCCATAGAAGCATGGCTGGCAATGACCTGCACTGGCCCAAGATTCACGGGGATGTGTACCACAATGCGGCCCACGGAGAGACGCCTGCCGGTGCCATCAACAACGCCAACAAGGTCTTCACGCTCGCCAGCACCCCGGACCCTTCGGGCTCGCTCATCCTGATACTTCAGAACGTGCCGCAGATGAACCGTGCCCTGGCGGGTGCCGGTGCCCCGGCGGCAGACATGATGGGCTGGTACTCGCTGGCCGGTGATACCATCACTTACGAGGTGGCACCCCTCACGGGGTTTACGCACCTTGCCTGGTACTGGCACTAGGAGGAATCATGCGGTATCTCATCGTCGCGCTCGCCCTGCTGGTGGCGGGGCCGGCGTTGTGCGTCGACTACTACATCCTGCTGGAGCGTCCGATGGCGCCGAGCGCGGCCCAGGAGTTCGCGGATGACCTTGGCGCCCTTGACGGCATCAACTCGGCCGCCCCCATGCTGCCCCTGTCTGACGCTGACTACGATCTGAGACGAGCGAGCTGGCAGCGCATGGCGGTAGCATTCGAGGCCGCAGTGGTAGCTGAGGAGACGACCAGCGGAAACACGAGGGAACGATATGCCATCTTGGTGGCTACGTCCTTCACGAGAAATCGGGTCGCAGATGCCATGGTGGCGGCCAAGGAAGACTGTATCCAGGGCGAAGAGGGCTACCCGTCTTACCAGGCGATCCTTTTGGATGTCACGGCCACGGGGGCCGCCCTCCAGAGACTAGGAAGGCTCGTTTCCAGGATGGATGATGTCCTGGTCATCGTGCAGCCATGACGACCCTGCTCCTACTCCTGTCCCTGGCTCAGGTCCACCCAAGCGCGCTGGGCTGGTGCGCGGAGCATGAGACTATCAGGATGGGCGCAGGCTGGTTTGATTGCGACCAAGACTGCCTGACCTCCACGGACTGCGCTGTGAGCTACGCCACCTGTCCCGTGGGAACCTGCTGCTGGGACACGGACGACGACGAGCTGTATTTCTGCGACCCGGCCGACACCTGGACGCAGGCGTCTGGGGTGGTCGGCGCCACGGGTCCAACTGGCCCGACCGGGCCTACTGGAGGAACAGGTGCGACAGGACCAACCGGACCAACCGGGGCCACTGGGTCTACAGGAGCTACGGGACCGACCGGAGCTAGCGGGGTTACTGGACCAACTGGGCCCACGGGACCTGCAGGAACTACAGGCCCGACCGGAGCTACGGGCGCAACTGGAGCTACTGGACCTACGGGACCTGCCGGGCCGACAGGTCCGACCGGAGGTGTTGGCCCTACTGGTCCCACTGGCGCTACCGGGCCTACGGGGGTGACGGGTGCAACGGGAATTGCAGGACCTACTGGACCTACTGGAGCAACAGGGGCTACTGGAGTTACGGGCGCAACTGGAGGCACTGGTCCGGCAGGCCCGACAGGTCCTACAGGAGCACAGGGACCAACTGGACCCACAGGAGCGCAGGGCTCTACAGGGCCTACAGGCGCCACGGGGCCGCAAGGTCCCACGGGTAGCACGGGACCGACAGGCTCGCAGGGCCCCACCGGACCTACCGGGGCCACTGGGCCCGCCGGCACCACAGCCGCCTGTGAGTGGACCGACACGGGCACGGAGCTGCACCCCAACGAGGAGACCGTAGACAACGTAGTCGTCGGTGGAACCAACGCGGGTTCCGCTGACATCTGGCTCGGCGTAGATGGCGCTATGGTCATCAACGAGCAGTCAAACGCGGTGGCGTTCAGGGTCGAGAGCGATTCTAGTCAGTACGGCATCCACATGAGTTCCGGTGGGAAGTACAGTTTCGGATCGTCTGCCAGCTCTGCGCGGGGGTTCAACGTCACGCCGTCGAACATCATCGCAGGCACCGAAGGCATGAGGCTCAGCATGACCACGACTGGTACGGCGTTCAACGGGATTGAGTCTACCTTCACGGCGTCCCCAGCCAGCGCGTTCACGTATAAGGGCATGGACCTCAAGTTCATCGCTGACTCGGGTGGCGGCGGCGGGAGCTACATCATCGTGTTCGCCTCGGAGGCTGACAGCAGCACAGGCTCGACGACCAGCTACACCACTGACTACATGGCCTACGCCCCGGACGATTCATCTGACACTATCACCACTCACTACGCCTTTCACGCCGAGTGCTCTGACGCAGCCGCGAGCAATTACGGTCTGTGGCTGGATGACGACAACTGCACTACGGCATGGGATGGCGGGGCAGCCATCCTGACGGAAGGCGGAGATGTGATCTTCAACGAAGATGGCGGAGCCTATGACTTCCGGGTGGAGGGAGACGCGGACTCGGGCTTGCTCTATGTCGATGGCACGAACGACAAGGTTTACATCGGCGGCGGATCGGGCTCCCAGGACATAGCCTTCGGGGCTGACGGGGCAGCGATTTTCAACGAGCAGAGCAACGATGTGAACTTTCGCGTCGAAGGGGATAGCGTCGAACAGTTACTCTTCGTGGATGCGGGACTGGACCGCGTGGGCGTCGGGACCGGCTCGCCGCAGAAGAGGCTCCACGTGGACGCTGGCACTGATTCTACGGAGTTCTTCGCGGCAAGATTCCAGGGTGGTGTAGACGACAACATCCTTGGCATTGAGATTTTCAACGACGTAAGCTGCACGGCCCCAGAGAGCTGCGGCTCAAAGCTGCTGTTCACGGGCAGGAACGTCGATGGCACCTACAAGAGCATATCGTACATGCGGGCCTACTGGGCCGACGACGTAGCAGGGACCGAGGACGGCCGCTATATCTTCGGGATGCGCGCCGCTGGCGCCTTGGGCGACAAGTACACGATGACAGGGGATGAGTTTATCGGCAACGGCGGCACGAAGAACCTCGGGGCCACGGGCACCCCGTGGAACGATACGTTTACCAAGGCCATCCAGATCCAGACAGGCGCCACTATCGACTACGTGCTGACAGACAGCGATGGCTCTGGCACGGCGACATGGCAGCGGGCTACCCCGAACGTCATGGATGTCTACGACAACGCAGGCGGGCAGACTCTCAACGCCTCCGGCGGCGCAGCCACTGTCATCAACCTGGATACCGAGCGGACTTCCGTGGGGTCAGACCTGAGCTTGGCGTCGGATGTTGTTACGTCGGCAGCGGGCGGAACCTACCTCATGAACTACCGTGTCAGCGCAGTCTGGGCTGATGGCACGCGCACGGGGTATGCAGCGTGGATAGAGGTAGACGGGGGCGGCGGGTTTACTGAGGTTGACGGGAGCCGCGCCTACGGCTACACCCGAGAGGCCGTCAATATGAGTACAGCCACAGGCCATCTTGTCCTGGTGCTCAGTGCCGCCGACGAGGTTCGCCTGATGGGGCAGGGCGAGAGTAACGAGACTTCGACAACCGTGGTGGATGCGAGCGGCCTAACTATCACGGAGATAAAATGAAGATAGCCCGCCTCGGTAATATTACCATCGAGGACATGGATTCCATGGAGCCGGAGGATTCTCGTTGGTTCGAGGGTATTTGGGCCCAGCGGCTGTTTGGCGGCAACCCTGCTTTCTACGGGTCACACTTACAAAGTGTGACCCTACAGCCGGACCAGAAGTACTTCAAGCTGACCAATGACGCTGGGGTACATGCGGGTGGGGTCCTGGCAACCCAGGTCAATGTCTCCCACCGCAGGGCGTGTCTGCATATCTCGGTACACCCTGACCACAGGGGGTCGAACAATGCCAAGAACGCACTCATAGCTGTGGGGGCCATCCTGGGCGATTCCGTGGGCATAGAGGTCTTCTACACCTACGCCCTGCCTGGCACTCCGGGGCATCGGGTGGCCATCTCGTGTGGCCTGGAGCAGTGGGGCCGCCTCAAAGAGTACACTTTGACGCCTGGGGGGCGTTCTGATACACTCGTGCTGGGTGGGCTTTGGAAGAATCTGAGGATTCGCCACCTTGAAGCCATAGCCAGCATCGAGTGGCTAGGAGGCTGACATGGGCGGTTCGACCACCACGACAAACGAATTCGACACCAAGATTACTGACCTTTTTTCGCAGTCCGGCCTGAACAAAGACAAGTTCGCAAAGCCGTACCAGAATGCCACCCTCGGTGGTCTCGACTCCCTCAATAAATGGTCCCAGGGAGATTTCTCCATGTTCGGTGGAGGAGGCGGTGGAGGCGGAGGCGGAGGAGGGGGCGGCGTCGGCTACGACGACTACATGCAGGGCGGGGCAGGCTTCGGCAACTACAACAAGTACACTCAGGGCCTGTCCGATGACCCTCTGGACGATTCTTTCATCCAGAAGATGTTCGGAGCCGGTACCGAGGCAGACCGTGGCGACTGGGCCAACCAGCAGCAGAGCTTCGCGGACTCTGCTACCAGGCGGAATCTGAGCGCGGGGCAGAGAGCCGACATCGAAGCCAAGATGGGCAGGGCTCAGGCCTCGGACGAGTCAGCCCAGAACGAGCAGCGGACGCTGTGGGGTGGTCAGCAGGGGATAGACAACAAGAGGCTCCAGGCTCAGTTGGCCGGCCAGACGGATGTCGCTGACATCGGCCGCAGGGGTGGTCTTGGCGCGGCCAAGATGGGGGCTAACGCACAGCTCGGTGCTGCACGCATCGGAGCCGGAGCCTCGAACTACGCTGCCAGGCTTGGACTGGCCGGCGGTGCTGCCCAGCAGCTTGGTAGCGGTGACGCCATGAGGAACATCTTCTCACCCTACGATGTGAGCCACCTGAACACTGAGAGCACCCAGAAGAAAAACCTGGGTTTCGCGGACTATCTTGGCATGGGCCTGGGTGCCGCCTCCATGTTCGTACCTGGCGGTGGCATGGCCAAGGGCCTCGGGTACGGCGGCGGTAAGGGGGGTTAGCATGCCCATCGAACAGCCTGAGCTTCCTGGCATCTACGAACTCGAAGAGCTGAAGCGCCGTCGCAAGCAGGCTCAACTCAGTATGGGTCTTGCCCAGCTGGCGGCCCTGGCTGCCAACGCTGGCGGCAGCACGAACATTGGCCCCATGATGTCCAGGCTCAACCAGGAACGCCGGGGCAGGCTGGACATGAACGAGCAGGCTGCCCGTGATGAGCTGGTCAGACAGCAGACCCAGAAGTGGCAGTCTGGACGAGACACGGCGAACGTTATCAACACCCATCTCGGCGGAGCCATAGCCGAAGGCCCCGAAGCGGCTAGCGCGCTCGCCGGTGGTTCCCCCATCACCGCAGGCATGGACTTCAGCGGGTTCCCGGGCCAGGAGGAGGTGAGTACCAGGGCGCTGCAAGACTATGCGGCCAAGGCTGGCATAGAGAGGACCGCTGAAGCGGGGGACATCGGAGGGGCTATGAAGGTAGCCAATACCCCGCGTGGCACTCCCTCTATGACATCGGATGAGATCATTACGCAGGCCAAGGCTCACAAGGAATCCAAGCACAGGTTCGATGTTACCCACGAGCGCCTGACTGACGCCCAGCAGCAGCAGGCTGAGCAGTTCGCTGAGTCTATGATCCAGGACTACTTCAAGATGTTGGTCCACGTAGACCAGGCCAGGCTCAACAGAGACATGAGCGAGAAGCTGGCAGGTATGAGGGCTAGCGGTAACCCGCTTGACCTCGTGATTGCCCAGCTCGTTGCTCAGAGTCTCAACATCAACTTCGGCGCTGACCTGACCGACGACGAGCAGGTAGAAGATACCCAGGGCAGCGAGCCTGGCGCTGGTAAGTACAGCAAAGCAACCGAGGCCCTGCCGAAGAGGTAGGAGGCCTAATGTCCTCCTTGGCCCAACAGCTCGTAGCTCTCAGGGCCCTGCGGGATTCGATCTCCCCCGAAGAGTACGAACGCCGCAGGGACGCCATTCACGAGCAGTCCCTTTACTCCCCTAGCCCAGTCCAGCGAGCCGCCGAGTTCGTTGGTTCCCCGTTTGAGGCCGGTGAGCCCGGAGCGGGAGGCCCCGGGTTTCTGTCTCGTCTCGGTACCGGGGCCAAACAGGTCCACCAGGGCCTGACTGCCATCTCCCGGCCCTACGCCCAGGCTGCCGGCCTGGTGCCCCCTATCGTTGGAGGCCTTGCCGAGAGGCTGCCAGCCCTGTCCGCCCTTGAGTCCGGCACCTACCCCGTTTCGGGCCCGTCGCAGAGGCGCATAGAAGCGCAGGCTGGTGGGGCTGGGGTCCTGGGGCAGGCAAAGGGTGCTGGCGAGGGACTCTGGCAGGGCGCGGTTCGCATGGGAGGCGAGATGGCCGGGGGCGCCATCCAGCAGGCTGGTGAGCTGGCACCCTACGCTCTCACGTCACCACACATTAAAGGTGTGGCGAGCACGATGAGCGAGGCCCTCGCAGAAAAGGTCAAGCAGGGCATCCTCAAGCTGGCCCCTGGCGCTGAAGACCTGATGGATATGTACGAGCTGACCAAGGCCCTCGGCGGCAGCGAGCCTGCTGCAATCATGGCCCAGGTTGGTGGCAACGTGCTGAACCCCCTCCCGGGGGAATATCTTCGTGCTCCGCGGGCTGCCAAGAATGTAGCCCTCGGCTTCGCTAGCGTACCGGCTACTGTTGGTCGGGGCATTGCGCACGGGGCCAAGTACCGTCACCTGTTCTCGTCCCTCAAGCGCGTCGGTAGGGGCGGCAAGTTCACGGACCCAGCTCTGTTCGCCAGGTGGATGTCTGGCCTGGGTGACACTGCCGGCGAGGCGCTGGCCAACCCCAAGCTGGCAAAGTACGTTGACGCCCACGAGATGGAGATGCTGCGGGACAACCTGGACCTGGCGGCCCCCGTACCAGTGCAGATCGGACGCAAGGACATAATCCCTGATGTCAACGTCTCCCGCAAAGCATCCCAGAAGAGGGCCTACAACGAACTGCCGGAGAGCGACCTGGCCAACCCCGAAGAGATCGAGTGGCTCAAGAATGGCGATGTCAGCACCGTAGCATTCAAGCATCCGGTGGAGACCTCCACGATAGACGCTCTCAGGGCGCAGGGCATAGACGTTGATGTCGTGACCAGGGGCGGCACGAAGACCTTCGGAGATCCCCAGGTCAGTGTCCTGTTCCGGCCGTCCATCATGGAAGGCATGAGGAAGTCCATCAATCTCATCCGTGGCCTCGGTGCGAAGACCCCGCGAGAAGTCATCGAGCGGGCATTAGCTCACGGCACCGACGCCATCATGCCTGTGCTCAGGACTGGCTCTCCTCCTGGCGGTGGCATAGTTCCGTATGTGGTGCAGCTGAAGCACGGCAAGGACATCGTGGCCACGAGGGCGGCCATGCCAGGCGAGATAGCCAAGCGCGTCGGAGACCTGGAGTCACTGGCTGAAGCTGCCAGGGCTGGAGACCCGGGCGCCCTGAGGAAGCTCGGAGTCAAGAAGCTGACAGGCAAGTTGAAGGTGGACTTCGCTGAGACCAGGATTCCGAAGACTCGCCCAGACATGCGAGCTGACGACTGGTTCGGGCTGCAGGACGAACTGGTCCACCATGGCGTACCGGCTGAGAGGGCCAAGGAAGCACTGGCCCATCTCGCTGCCGGCAACAAGAAGGAAGCCCTGAAGATTGCCAGAAAGGGCGTGTCCGAGCAGCCGTCGTGGCCGATGCAGCCGAAGTTCACCAAGGGAGAGATGAGGGCCAGGCGCAGCGCAGCCAAGGGCGTCATTGACGATGCCCTCAAGGCAGGCGCCAAGCCGCTGCCATCACGCGCTCCCATCTTCATGGCCGGGGCAGTGGCCGCGAACAAGCCCAACTGGGTCAGGCTGCCGGGTCAGGTAGGGATCCTTGGGGCAGCCGACATCCCGGGTACGCACCAGCTTGTGAACAACTACGGGGGCTGGAACGACCCATCTCTTGCCAGAGGGGCGATGACGTACTCGCTCTACCACATGGCCAACGAGAGTGTAGCGCGTGGGTTCGTCGGCAAGCTGGGTGGCCTGGGCTCCGACACGGCGAAGCTCATAGATCGCCTCGACCTGAGGCAGATGCAGTTTGCCGAAGACCTCAGCAAACGCTGGAAGCGCATCCAGGAGCTGGTGCCAGACCCGGTGGAGCGTCAGTACCTCAGGTACATGCGCGAGATGAGACTGGAGGAAGTTGACCCATTCTTCCTGCAGGAAGTGGACCGAGGCGCCAAGCCTCTGGTGAAGATGGCCGTGGACGAGCTGGAGTCCATCACTGACGATGCGTTCCAGCACTCCCGTATGGCACCGGACAAACACAATCCATTCTACATGCGCCACATCTACGACAAGGCCTACATCCGCGAGAAGGTAGCAGAGAAGATCGGTGAGATTCAGAAAGCCAAGATAGGGGACAGCGTAGTCATCCCGGGCAAGAAGGACCCGGTGTTCATCGCCCGTGACTCCGTGAAGCGTGGCGAGATACAGGCCCTGCAGGATCGTCTAAACCGGGTGCGTGACTACGACGTGACGGAGCCCGTGTCCGATTGGGCTAAGCTTAACCGCCATACCGACGTGAAGGCCGACTTCCTGGAGCGCAGGTCAGGCATACCCGAGGAGTGGACCAAGTTCGTAGAGCCCATAGACGAGGTGATGCCACAGCTCATCCACGAAGTAGCCCGCTACCGCTACCTGGACGAGGTGATACCCGCACTGGAGCAGCTGCGGAACAGCATCAAGGGCAGAGGCCGCGGCTCCAAGTGGATGAAGGAACACCTCAATCGGGTCATGGACCTGCAGCTGTCACCGGGACGCTCTGCCGAAGACGAGTTCATACGCGGCCTGCTGTCGAAGCCGAAGCTGTTCTTCTCGCCCAAGATGCTGACGGCCAACCCGCGCATCGTGGACAAAGCGGCAGCATCCGTGCGCCGCATAGCCTTCCAGATGTTCCTCGGGTTTAACCCGTCCACTGCTGCCATCAATATGACCCAATCGCCCATCAACGTGGCGTCCTCGCTGGGGCCAGAGTGGTTCGCCCTCGGTGCCCCCGTGGGCGCCGGGCGCAAGGCCAAGCACTCGCTGTCGAGGATGGGACTCGACACCAGCATGGATGAGTTCGAGGCCATGATGGTGGCCAGTGGTAGGTCCGAGAAGCTGGGTACCCACGTCAAGCTGGACAAGACTGCGAACGAGATGCTTGAAGGGTTCATGCCCAAGGTAGGTGGCGCCGTCAAACGCGGCGTGCGCTCGTCACTCGATGGCCTCTTTGACCTCGGCGCTGTGATGTACAACATGAGTGAGGGCCAGACTGTCTGGTGGACTGGGCGTGCCTCGTACCTCAAGGCCAAGTACGCCCTGAAGCAGTACAAGGGCCTGGCCAAGCAGGCAGAGGCCGCCGGCATGCGCGGGCCAAGGGCTGATATCTGGGTGTGGCAGAACCTGGACAAGAATCGCAAAATGCTGTCCACTACCCTGAAGGACAACATCATCTTCCACGCCGAAAAGAACGTGGAGCGGGCAGGCAGGGAAGCCACTCAGCTGATGAGCAGCAACCCGCAGGCTTTGCGGGCGCCAGGCAAGGGCAAGACTAGGAAGCTGCTCAGTCCTGGCAGGCAGCCCACTGACGAGATAGTCGGTCACATCAGCCTTGACCCGCTGGCCTCTATCAGGGAAGCAGTGGCCGAGGGCATCCCCGGGGAGATGCGCTGGGTGCAGGACAGGATGACGGACGGCATCGACATCATCCAGTTCGCCTACACTCACAACAATGTGCCCATGATTGGCCAGTACAGCTCCATCGCCAGGGCCGCGCTCCAGTTCAACGACTTCAACCGCATGCAGCTGGAGTTCGTGTTCAACAACCTGGCCAACAACAAGGCTAAGATGCGCTTCTTCTCCATGATGGCAGCGCTGGGCGGCCCATATGCCGTCCCGTTCATGGCCGACTTGTCCAGGAACAGCGACACGATCAGGGGATGGCTGGAGCAGTACAAGAAGTCTGACTGGAGGTTCGACGCCAGCAGCCGTCTCGGGGTCAACTTCGCCAACAGGCTGTCTATCGGTGCCCCGCTCCAGGGCGACCCCATGGCAGAGGGAACGGCCGAAAGGATAGCCAGCGTGGTGCCAGGCGCGGCCCCGGTGATCAATATGGGGAAGCTGACCGGCAAGCTGCTGGATGTCTATTCGGACAGGGAGCCAGGAAGGGCCGGCGAGCTGCAGGCTGCGTTCAGGCTGCATGATCCTGGAGCCCAGCTGCGTTCAGGCCGCATACCCCAGGACAGCATCTCAGGGAAAGTCCTGGGTGCAGGTGCTGGACTGCTCAACGCCACGGGCGTAGACGCCCTGGCCGTTACCAAGCATGGCGACGACATCGTTGGCCCCGGCACTGCCATCACCGAGGCCATGCCCATCGGTTCCACTGCACTGAGCAATCTTATCCGTGCTGGTCAGGGCCAGGGGAGATACACGACGGATGCGAGGGGCAATCCAAAGAGCCTGCTCAAGCCTGGGCTGATGGGCAAGATCCAAGAGGTAGCACACGCCGCTGGCTTCTCTCCGGGCATCTCGCAGTACGAGGTGCGCGAGGCGAGGGAGCAGATGGAGACGGCGGCCAGCGAGACGGCTGGCATGGCCAGGCTGGCTGGCCTGATGTACGCTGACAAGGGCCCGGCAGTGGCGAAGGAGTTCGGTGTCTCCCACACAGCCCTCATGAACGAGCTGCAGCGCCAGCACAGCACCCAGCTGGGGCGCATAGCCGGCAGCGTCAAGAGGGCTGAGGCAGCTCAGATTCTCCACACCCAGCCAGACTTCATTGACCAGGTAATGACAGAGGCCCGTACCCAGTGGGCCCAGGGCGACAAGACAGGGGCCCTGGTCTCAATCAAGAATGCCCAGCACATGGCCGAGCAGGACTACATGCATGTGTGGGAGAACTACTGGAGAGACAGGGCCCCAGACAGAAGTGCGACCCAGAAGACCGAGGACATCAAGGCTCTTGTCGCCAGCATCTGGCAGAACGGTGAGATGTTCAATGACCCGGGCTGGGCTGCTGGAATGATCACAAAAATAATCAGCAAAAATGGTATCTACGATGCTGCATTCGGTAGGTGGTTCGGCACCGTCGACATGCTGAAGGCCACCGCCATGGTAGATGCGCTGCCGGCCAATCCGGGCCCCGAGGACATGGCCATGATCGAGGTGTGGATCCATGACAGAGACTCGAAGCTCTGGACTCAAAACAGGGTGTGGATGGCCATCCTTCTTGAGGCCGCCGGCAAAGATCCATCGTTGGTCATCGACGGCAGCGTGCCTGCGTCCGTTCGGCAGTGAGTCCTACTTCCTGACCGTCCTGATACCCGGCACCCTCTCCGAGGCCTTCCTGCGTTCCGGGTGCCCCAAGCGTGGTCACACTTTCAAAGTGTGGTTCATGAAGGAGCTGCGCTGGGGGGTCAAGCTTTGCCTGCCTTCGCTTTCTTTCGTGCTCCAGGACTACGACCCAGTGCTTCTCCGACTGACCTTGTGGGGTATGCGCCACCCGTTGACGCCAGGGTCGAAAGAATACTTGCATCGCCTGCTTGGACAGGATGCTTGGAGACTTCTTTTAAGATCTCGTTCTCAAGGGCCCCGAAGGCTCGCTGCGGACATTCTATGGCGCCCCAGGACAGGAGATACCGATGAAGGTTCTCCGCCTGCAGGGCTGCTAAATCCGCCTCCGACCACACCTCTTTGAAAGACTTCCGCCCCTCGTGACGGTACTCCAGCTGCGGCAGCACCACCGTACCGCGCCCCATCCTGCGGGCCAGCCTCCAGAAGTGGGCGTCATCGAAGTACCCGGGGCCATACAGCGGGCTGAGCCCTCCGACGTTGCGGAAGTACCATGTCCTCACGGCGTACAGCGGGGCGTAGGCAGTCCCGTGAACGCTGGCGTATGGGATGCCGTTCGTGGCGGTGGGCCCCATGCTAACGGCCAGTGGCCCCAGGTCCGTGACGTTCCAGTACATGAACCTGCGACCTGGGATGCGCTCCCCGGTAATCTGCTCGGCCCTGTCACTGGGCTCCGCGATGGGGGCAGCTATGGCTACCTCCGGGGGGAGCGCCTTCAGGGCTAGCTCCAGATCTTGCTGGGTGAACTGAGGCCAGGCATCCGAGTTCCAGATGAGGGTCCACTCAGTGGGGATGTATCCCATGGCCTGGTTTACGGTGGGTACAAACCCGGCCTTGTCGATGTCCTTGGCTGACCAGACATTTTCCCACCCCTGAATGACCCACGGGGCAGGGTCGAACGGCACCTCCTCGATCCACGGGATCAGCACGGCCACGCTTTCGGAGACCCTGACCTCGTTGTGGACTTCAAGCTTTACTTTTCCTGGCCTCCGCCAGTGCCTCCCTGATAGTTGTCCAAGCGGGCTTGTTGCCATGTCCACTATCATTGAAAATCTCCTCGTACTCGTTGGCGGGTATCCAGGTAGGGACGAAGATGGCGTCCCCCAAGTACCCGGTGTTACATAG